GTTCTCATTCCACCTGCGGTCATGTGCATTTTATATTCTATAATCATTTTTTTGACTCCTTAGACTTTTCCAGTTGTAACATATAATCCGTATTAAGAAAATCTGCCTTACCAAAAATTCTTTCTGCGGTAATATCTGCATTTTTATAATACTTATCTGCCATTTGATCCAAGAAGCTTTCTAGATCATTGCTGTGTAGCAACTCTTTTTTTGCAATCCTATCAGCCGTTACTTTGATATAACCAGAAACTTCTGTCAAAGCTAACTGTGGATGCACACCATATTGTTGCATATATTCAATGGTTGCTGTGGAAGCTCTACCACCATCCATTAAATTACGATACATTAATTCAAAACCTCTACGAACATGATGACGCTTTTCTTCTCTTTCAAAAGCAACTTCATCCCATTCATCAATGCCGAAATTTTCCTTAATGTTTTCATAACTATCAATTAATGTAGCAATGTCTTTAATTGACCCATTAATTTTATTTTCCATTTGAATTAAGCTATGACGCTTTTGTCTTAGCTTTGCTTCACTAACTGCATCGCTTGAACCTTCTAACTCCATAATCTCCATACGAACTTCAGCATGAGAAACCTGCGCCTCATTTAAAGCGTTTTCTCTTTTCTCAACTTCTGCTGTTATCTGTCGCAACATTCTATAAGGCGAGTGACCATTGAGCATAGTCAATGTCATCATGTTTAATGTTGTTTGTGAATTGTTACGATCAAATGCCCTAGTTGCTTTTGCAATTTCTGGCAATTTCTCAGCGACCTTTGCAGCCGCAACTTGATTGATATTTTTGCTTGCCTCTACTGGCAAAGAAAAAGTAATCGGTTTTGTTATTATGTTAGTCATGCTTGACCTCCTATGATGCGTTACCTGAGCAACCTGCATGGGCTTGGCTACTACTTAAGAGATCGCCAAAATCTGTTCCATTTCCAGTCGTTTGGATAGTTATACGTTCAATAACATTTATTTGAGATGTTCCATTATAACCACCTTGGAAAGTTCCATATGTACCATCGCTACACCCTGTTGAACCCAAGGCAGTTTTAGTTTCAAGAAGGTCTCCAAAATCTGTAGCATTGCCTGTTGAAGCTATAGTAATATATTCAATTGTGTTTACTCGACCGCTAGTATTACCACCTCCAAAACAACCACGTGTAGCATCGCCTACACCAGTATTATTTTCAATCGTAGCACCAAGATCACCGAAGTCCGTTGCATTTCCTGTTGATGCGATTGTAACATAATCCATTACATTTGAAAATGATCCTGAGTCACCACCTGCCCAAACTCCATATGTAGCATCACTTACGGCAGCAAGTTTTGTCCTTGCTACTGTTAAATTGCCAAAGGTAGTAGCATTACCTGCTGTCGCTACTGTAATTAAATGAACTCTAGCTTGGTTGTATGATCCATTATCACCACCACCAAAAACTCCATACGTTCCATCACCACACCCTGCTAAATTTTGTCTAGCACCTGCCAAATTCCCAAAGTCAGTTGCATTGCCCGTAGTAGCAGTAGTGACATAATCCATTGTGTCCACTGCTGAACCAGTATCACCACCCCCAAAGACAGCTCTAGTAGAATTTGAAACAGCACCTAATTCTTGTCGACTTACTGTTAAATCTCCAAAGTCGGTTGCGTTGCCAGTTGTAGCGATTGTAATATATTGGACAACATTTATTTTGCTGCCATCAGCTATCCGACCGCCACCTATTAGTCCTCTATCACCACCCCACGCGATACCAGAAGCCGCAAGCGATACTGTTTTGAACTCACTGTTAATATATTGGTACAACGTATCATTAGCACTATCCCACCAGAAATCCCCTTCACTTGGTGATGATGGTTCAGTGCCGCTTGCAGTATAACCTTGCTCAATTGCATTTCCCCGAACCTTTAGCTTATTAGGAAAATCTACATTAGAGCCGTTATTATCAATTGTATTTACTTTTATCGTACTCATTGTTTTCTCCTAAGAAGCATTGCCTGATACGCCTTGACCACCGTTTTGTTGGTTTGTGATAATATCATAACCTGTGTCTGTAGCATTTCCTGTGGTTTGAATAGTAATTGTATGAACATTCACACCCAAACCAGTACCATTATAAAGTGCCGCCCTTGTTCCATCCGATGCAGCATTTACATAATTCATAGTAGCAGTCAGATCACCAAAGTCCGTAGCATTACCTGCGGATGCCATTGTTACGTAATCCATAGTATTTACTTCACCACTATTGCCATCACCGCCTACAAAGACTGCTCTTGTTGCATCATACGCTGCACCTGATGCCATTCGTGCAACCGTTAAATCCCCAAAGTCAGTAGCATTAGCTGCCGTTGCCATAGTAAATGTATCTATTGTATTTGTTCTTGAAGGACTTGAGGCGGTGTTACCACCTGCACCTAATGCTTTTGTTCCGTCACCTGCCGCAGCAACATAAACTTCTGATCTGGTTAAATCAGCAAAATCTGCTGCATCACCAGTAGTTGCCATTGTCCATCTTTGAATTTGATTTGTTCTTGATGAACCTGCGTAACCACCTAAAACAAAACCATACGTTCCATCACCAATACCAGACGCACCAAGACCACTTGTACCTGCCGTTAAATTTCCAAAATCAGTTGCGTTACCTGTTGTAGCACAAGTGATATAGTCCATCGTATCATCTCTATAGCCACCGCCATAATTATATCCACCTGCCATTACTACGCGAGTACCGTTTGAAGCACCTGCGACTTGACCTCTTGCGACTGTTAAATCACCAAAATCTTGAGCATTTGCACCAATGCTGACAGCAAAATATTCTATTTGTGTATCACCTGACCCATTAGCACCTGCATATGAAAAAGCCCTTGCACCATAATACGGTGGCACTGCATTTGAATGAGTAATCTGCTTGAACTCACCATTAACATAAAGATAAAATTTATCGTTTGTACTATCGTACCAAGTGTCACCATTTGCAGGTGAAGATGGTTCTGTTCCTGACGCTGTATAAGCTTTGCCAATCAAACCACTATCTGAACCGCTAGAATTAAGACCGTATGTAAAGTTTGGTGCGCCCGACCCTGCACGATCCGTTATTTTCCTTGTTGTGAATTCTGACATATTTTTCTCCTACGCCCCTGCGGTGTGCGCCACACCAGTATTATTAGTGGTTCGATCACCAAAGTCGGTTGCATTCCCTGTTGTCTGGATTGTGATGTACATAATTACATTGCTAGAACTTCCACTGCTTGAGAGACTAAATGCACCTTTGGTAAGATCATTCATCCCACCATTTGAGTGTTCCCCTGACTGTGTTGCATCACCAAAATCAGTTGCGTTACCTGCGTTTGCTATAGTGATGTAATCCATCGTGTTGAAATAACTTCCACCGTCATTTCGACCCCCTGCGAGAACACCTCTAGTAAGATCGTGAGCAGACGCGCCACCATATCTAGCTTGGGTAAGATCACCAAAATCTGTAGCATTACTAGGAGTAGCAAAAGTAATATAATCCATTTTAGTTCTGGCATATCCAACGTAATTACCACCCATCCAAACGCCTTTAGTCCCGTTACTTACTGCACTTTTACTCCTACCTGCTTCCGTCAAATCGCCAAAATCTTGAGCATTTGAAGGTGTAGCAATCGTCACGTAATCAAGGGCTGTTCCACCGTATTCACCACCCCAGACGCCAGTTGTTCCATCACTCTGACCGCCTACTCCGCCTGTTCTACTAGCTACAACGGCATCACCAAAATCTGTTGCATTTCCAGTTGTAGCTACAGTGACGTAATCTATAGACTTATTACCTGCCGTACTGCCGTTAGTAGTACCTTGGAAAAATAACGCATATGTACCATCACTTAATGCACCTGCCCCATCTCTTTGATAGACAAGATCGCCAAAATCTGTAGCATTTCCTGTCGTTGAAATTGTGATGTAGTCTATGACATTTGAAGAACTACCACCGCCTGTTAAGCCACGCGCTCCGTAGAAAACAGGAGTCGGAGGAATTATGATTGTTTCTTTCCACTCCCCTGCAATGTAAATAAATATCTTTTCGTTTGCTGTATCCCACCAGATTGAACCATTCTTAGGAGAACTTGGTTCGCTAGAACTTGCAGTGTATTCGCCTAAATTAAGCGTCGAAAGTGCCGCGCCATTTATTGTTACGCCAGTTGAGAAATTTGGCTTGCCAGTACCTGCTAAATCTACGACTGTATCAACTTTTATTTCTGTCATTATATTACCGCGTATCGCGCCCCACTGCTAATTGTTAAAGTTACACCGCTTGCAATGCTAACAGCACCAACTGAAAAACCATTGTCAGTTGCTGCAATAGTAGTATTAGAGCTAATGGTTTGTGAATGTGTATTAACAGGAGACAGCCCTGATGTGCCTTGTTGGTCTGCAACCCAAGCATAATCGCTACCATTCCAACTAAGTATCTGACCACTTGATGCGCTACTTACATTAAGGTGAGCATCAACTTGAGAAGTTCCAAAGGTTGCAGGGTTTGTATCTGGATTAATTAATAATTCAGTAGCTGAAACAGCCGTACCTGCTAGTACTGATATTGTATCAGGACTTGTTCCTAGCGTTCCATCTGCTTGTACAAAATAACTTTCACCTGCTGTCAATCCGCTCTGTGCATCATCTGTGGAGCCTGCGGTTTGTATTGTTGCCGTAGCACCGCTTGAATATGCACCATCAGAAATACCTACAAAATTTTCTGCTGTTAGATTTGCTGCATTATATGCAGGGCTATAAACTAACGCTTTTCCATTATTGCCAATATTAGCTGCAAAAACAACTTTGCCTTGCCCACTGTCGTATGTAGCAGCATGGTAATTTGAGGTGCTACTGCCATAAACTACTTCTGATGAAAAAGATATTGATGTGCCGCTAACCGTTCCAACAACATAAGTAGCATAACTACTATTACCACCATCAGCATAGTTTATTATAACTTTTTGTGCGCCTGAGTGATATGCTGCACCAGTATAAGTTGTACTTGCATTAGCAAATGTAACAGCCGTTCCAAAGCTGACAGAAGTACCCGAAATTGTACCGACGATAGCTTTACCAGTGCTTGATGCTGAATAAGAAATAACTAATTTTTGTGAGTTAGCATCATATGCCATATCTTGATAAACCGCAGAGGAGCTTTCAAAAACAGTAGCCGATCCAAAAGAAACACTTGTGCCAGAAACTGTAGCGACAATTGCTGTACCATAGCTATTATTTCCCCCTGCCTGCCAACTAATAAGATGCTTACCTGCATTTTCATCATAAGCTGAAGCAAGAAAACCTGCTGAACCAGAACTATCAAAAGTTGCTTCCGAGCCAAAACTGATTGACGTACCCGAAATTGTGCCAACTATGGCTTTCCCATATTGAAAACCTTGATGAGAAGCGATTAATATTTTTTGCGCTGATGTATCATATGAACATGAAAAATCATAACAACTTGCGTATCCCCAAACTACTGCCGAGCCAAAGCTGATACTTGAACCCGAAACCGTTCCGACAATGGCTGTACCATAGCTATTATCACCTGCATCACGATAAGCAATTACAACTTTCTGCGCGTTTGTATCATAGGCTATATCTAAACCTTGAGCATTTGCAGATTCAAAAACTACTGGCGTTCCAAAAGAAATAGTCGATCCAGAAACCGTTCCAACAACCGCAGTTCCATAGTAATTGTTTCCATCGTCCCGATATGCTATTACTACCTTACCTGCATTAGCATCATATGCCGCTCTTGTATAAGTTGCTGTTGCACTTTCATACGTTGTTAATGAACCAGTTGCCGCTGAATTGGTTTGATAAACTGGACTGACAGTACCATCTGAATTTACTACAATCAATTGACCATTTGATAAAGCGCCTGATGCTGTAGCGGTTAAGCTACCACCACCACCGCCTGATGATTGTGCAACAAAACTAAGATTACCTGATCCATCAGTTTTAAGGACTTGATCTGCACTTCCGTCTGCCGTTGGGAAAGATAGCCCATCAAGAATTATTTTACCTGATCCGTTGGGCGTTATAGCAATATTGCCGTTACTTGCTGAGACAATAGACTGTCCGTTTACATCAAGCGAACCACCTAACTGCGGAGTAGTATCAGCCGCTACACTTGCAATGCCGCCTGATGATTGATCTACGAAACTCAGATTTCCGCTACCATCTGTTTTTAAAACTTGGTTAGCTGAACCATCTGCTGTTGGATGTGAAAGACCATCAATAACAACTTTACCTGCTCCATTGGGAGTAATTGCAATGTTTCCATTTGATGCAGAAACTATTGACTGTCCATTAACATCAAGCGAACCTCCTAATTGTGGCGTGGTATCTTCTGATAGGTTATCAATTCCGCTAGTGTCACTGTCTGCAACCCAAGCATAATCTGATCCGTTCCAACCTAATAGCTGACCGCTAGATGCACCGCTTGTATTCAAATGAGTATCTACATCACTATTTCCATAAGAGCTTACTGGTGCTGTCTCTGCACCTGCTCCCATGCCGCTATGATTTCCGCAGTAATAATAAAGCTGATCAGGAGCGTCTTGCTGTAATTGGACTTCTACATATGCCCCAGAACTACCTGCTGTTCCTGATGTAGTTACACCAGTTGTATAAGCCGAACCACTGCCATGAGTACCATCAGAAGTTGTGCTAAATCTAAGTGGGTGGTTTGCATTTGTGCTATCACTTACATCAAATCTATATTTAACGCCTTTAGGTAAAAACATGTCTTGCTGAGATGTTCCATCTATTACAAATTTCCCACCTGCGACTGTAACTGTAACTGCAATTCCCTTCAGACTACCATCAGTTTGAACATCTTTTGCAAAAGTTGCTAAATTTCTGTTAATACTCATATCTCAATCCTAAATTGCATATTGTTGAACTTGTATAATATCACCTACCGCAGCACCCGAAGCCAAAGTAACCGCAGATGCGCTTATAGAATAATCGGTAGTAGGCTTTAGAAGTATTCCATTCATATAAACTTCTGATTTATTTATATTATAACTTCCAGAAAATGCTGTCTGATTTGCGGTTGCAGTAAATTCTGTTGTAGAATAATTAGCAGATGCACCACCATATTCTACGACCTCTACAATATCTCCAACACTAGCCCCAGAACCAAGTACAACCGCAGAGCCAGATGAAGCCGTAAAAGAACTTGCATCTAACTTAGCGCCATTCATAAATACCAAGATGTTTCCAACAGCATAATTTACGCTGAAAGATGTTTGATTGGCTGTTGCAGTAAAGGCTGTAAAATTATGTGCGCCACCAGATAAAGTTAAATCAGCCGCACTTGGACTGATAAACACATAGGCTGCACCACCTAAATTTAAAAGTGATCCTGTTGAGCTACTACTAAGTGTTCTGGATAATGTTGTTCCGCTATGAGTATAAGTACCTTGCCCGATCTCCCAAGCTGCACCTTCCTCAATAACGTAACGGACGGTATCCCCATTAGAAATACCGCCACTAGCAAAAGTTTGGTAACCACTTTCCGCAGACCCAAGAGTAACCGTTCCTGTTCCTGTTGTTGAAGTGGCTACCTTGACTCGATCTGCGAATTTAACCATGTTCTATTCGCCTTTTTTTTCCTTAGCTTTCTCGTCAGATTTTTTTTGGTCGATTGTAAAACCTTTTTCCTTAATTTTATTAGCATACTCATCAGGCACAACGCTAAAGTTATGAACTGTTTTGTCCTCACTCATATTATGAAGGGTCCGGTATCCCAATAGCAAAAGAAGCCAAATTAAAAGTATTACCAGATGTTACGCTTTGTGACGCTGTAAGAGCACCAGTAGCCAACAATCTACTGTTTGTTGTGTCTAGCACCGCATAGTGAGTTGCAGTTCCCGTAGATGTAATACTGCCGTCAGTAATAGCTGACGCAGTAACTTCTCTACCTCCGCCACTTCTATCGGCAGGAGCGCCGAAAGCTAAAGATGTAGAATTTCCTAAAGCGTGCGTTGCGTTACCTTCAGTAAAAGTTGTTGATTCTTGAGATGTAACTGTAATTTTATTAGCTTCTGTGTCCAAAGAGCTTAAACCGGCGTCAAAAACTCTATCTCCTAAACTTGCCATTTTTTTCTCCTATGAGTAACTGTTAATTTGCATACGTAGACCAGAGCCGCCATATTTAGCCTTGTCATTGTTGCCGTTTATACCACTTATCGCATTTTGATACAACCCTGCCCAAACGGCAATTCTGGCGTCATCAATTAAATACGGAGCACTGTGTAATAAAGCTCCATACAGATAAGTATCTGGGTAATGTGTTAAAATCCAATTGTTTGCGACTGAATCGCTAAGCTTTTGCGTTTTAGCATAATAATAAATTTGACCGCTGTAACTTGCGTCTGGAGTTGGGTACACTTCAAAAGAGCCAGAAACCAACGCATAATATTGTGGGCGCCCAGTAGAGTCATTACTTTCGTTTCGTTTCTTTTGCAAAAATAAAGGAGTAACAAGCTCAAGTGGTCTTTCATCTACATCTAAATGAAATCTAACATTCTCTAAAAAATCAGTCGGCAAGGAAGTGTATCTTGTATCAATTGCTGCGTTAGCTCTAATCTCCATACGCCAATGTCTTATCTTTCGATCCATCTCTGATTCAGCAAGGGCAATAAAATCAGGTATTACGCTTGTTAAGTCATCTCTATTTAACCAGTTGGCTATTGATGCCTTCAACTCTGTATAAGTTGTAATGCTCATAATGTGCCTGCCCTTGTCCTAAATACTCTTTGGTCGCTGTCGTTTAGCCACTTACGCATTGCCTTTGGGTCGTCTGCAATCCCTTGGCGCTTGAGCTCATAGTACACTGTAAGAGGTAATGACGCTACTTTATTAACGTCTTTGTATTTATCTGGCGTTTCTTTGTATTCGTTTTTATTTCTCTCGGCGATTGCGGTGACATCTTGCCTTGTCTCAACGACATACTCGCCCTTATCGGTTACGTGCCAATACTTGGTTATTCCAGTAAGTGGGTCTTTATCGAATAATCGTTTCATTTCTTACTCCAAGTAAATGGGGCGACTAATGCCGCCCCAAATATATTATGATGTTGCTAGGTCAAATGAGCCTGCATGGGCAGCCTCATTAAGAACTTCTAAGCCAAATTCGCAGAGAATCATGCGTTTCTCGGCGTCACCGGTTTTCGCTAATTCTACCTGTTGGATTGGGCGCAGGTAAGCTACAGAAGCATACTCTGGGTCGAGCATAAACGCATCTCTGTCTCTTTGGAACCTATTACAAACCACGTTTAAGGTCCCAAAATCAGACATATAGACGTCTGCCGTACCGATAATTGTTGTCGGGCTATCACTTGGAGCCTGATAACGCTGCGCCGCAATACCTGCAAAACTTGATACAACGGTTTTGTTGTGAGGCCCAACCATCAAAATGCTTGGGTTGCCGCCTGATGTAAATGCGGCTTGCATTGCAGTTTTGAGCTTTGCCTCGGTAAATGCAGCTTGCGTACCATCTGTACGAGCGTCACTACCGTCACCAGTTGGTGATGCGCCACCTGATCCAAAGTTGTCGTTGGTAGCAATCCAAGCGCCAAGACCTGCGGTTTCCCGAGCCGTGGATGAGTTGCCGGCAACCTGAGCATTATTGTCGGTCAAAACTGCCTCGACATCACGGCGTAATTCCTTGCCGCGCTTAGCCAATTGATAACTTAATTCATCATTCCGGCCGGCTAAATCTTGCGCTGCTAGGTTATCAGCGACAATAGTTGTGCGACGCAAAATGTGCGTATAGTTACCAACCCGAGTGGTGGCTGCCGTAGCATCAAAAGATCCTACGTCATCTCCATCAATTTGGGCTGTTTTGGACGTTGCAGACAAAGCGTCAGTCTGCCACTCAAAATAAGTATTGGATACATTTTTTGATCCAACGTTACTTTGAAATGGAACCTCCTCGGGCGATATGCTCGATATTATGTCTGCTAAACTTTCTCTGATACCTTTGGCATCAAAAGAACTAAATGTATTTGTTACAATAGCCATTATAAATCTCCTATAGTAAGGCTCTTATTGCTTGAGCCGCGTCTTGAACACGGCCTGATTGTTTTGCGTTCTGAATCGCTTTTTGTGCTTCGTTTTTAGGTCTAGGCTGTGACGCTTTTGAACCGCTTTTTAATGTCTTGGCGCGTGCTTTTTTAGGCTTAGCTTTTGCCTCAGTAACTCGCGTTTCTCCTCGATCATATAACATGGCTTTCCTAGCAACCTTCACAAGCGTGGCATTTTTCAAACCTTCAATGTCTTTATCGGTAAATCCTTCCCCAAGTAAAAAGTCCCTCATTTGGGTTGCTTCCTGCACCGCAATCTTACTATCGCGCCACTCGGGTATAATTTCCGGCAACATCTCACGTTGTTGAGCTACATATTGATCTTGCATTTGTTGGATCTTTTGTTGTTCCAATGCCTGCATCCTTTGTTGCTCTGATTTGACGGCTTGCACTTGAGCTTCACGCTCGTCTTGTTGCTTCCGCCACTGACGTTCTGCCTTCGCTGCCATCGTGGGGTCTGTGTCATACAAGGTATCCCAATCTGGCTCCTGATCCTTTTGCTCAAGTCGTTGCTGCAAAGCAGGCAACATTTGAGCATATTGAGCACGTTCACGCTCGATTTCGGAGTATTGCGCTTCTAGCGTTTTACGCTGTTCTGCCAATTCCTGAGTCTTACGTGTATAATCTCTCTGTCTTAGATTGGACGCTTTAAGCTCTTCAACGGTTATCTCTTCACCATCAACCTCTACTATGGCTCCTAGTATATCGAAGGATTCGTCTTCCGAACTTTCTGCATCTTCCTCAACTTCAAGTTCCTCTTCAGATCCTTCGACAACTGAATTATCTACTTCCTCAGTTGCCTCTATCTCTTCAGAGGCTTCAACCTCCTCCACTACTTCTTCAGTGGTTTCGGCCTCAAGCGCATCAGTTGCCGCAGCGTTATCCTCTTCGGGCGCAAGC